CTTCAACTGCTTCAGATACAGCCTTGCACACAGCAAATGATTTATACTGCTGCATCAAATCGGAACAAGATATTCTATATTCCTCAACATGAAACTCATTAATCAAATCATGTCTACCTAATTTAGTCATAAATTTTATTGGATCAGGGACAATAACAATTTCATCATTAACATTTAAAACAAATTTAGAGCAAAAATAAGAATATTTATAATAATATAACTTAACTTCTAAATTGAAATATTGCATGAATAAATTTTCCTTAGCTATATTATTCATGCCCTTGCCGCACAATAATGAATCATCGCCAGCAAAAATATTCAATTTATTATTCTTAATATCAATTATAGTAGAAACTACGCCCATAAGAAAAATAGTATTACCAAAAAATGTGCTTGCATCACCACTTTTACGTTGAAAATAAATAAATGCTGACATATGGGTGCTTTTGTCATATATAGTTGTTAATATATGAGAATTAAACCACAGACTGATTATCCATTCTGGGACACCGAACAAACGCATTATTTTACATTCAAATTCTAACGCAAGTATATTTTGTGATTTATCATATTTACTTATGTCAATCTCTAATTTTTCACCATCCAAATCACTAGCGATGTTGGTAGAATTAATTTTAGATGAAAAATCTTTTAAAGACATATCAGTAAAAATCTTGGAATTATCATTCAAAACAGCAAGTAACTTCTTCTTCATTTGCCGAAATATATCACAAAATAATGCATTAACATTTTTAGGATGGTGAACAATAGTTTGCAATGCCTGGTAAGACTGAACACTGTCATAAGTTAACAATGGTTTAGCACTACTCTTCAAACTAAAAGAATATTGAGCCAAATTCTTATTATGTAAAGCCATATCTGGTATAATCATATTTTTAACTTCTGGTTTTTGGTCAATTAACCAATCTGAAATACCATTAGAACTTACATTGATGGGATAATCTAAACACAACAATTTATTAGCATCAATACATTGACTTACAAATCTATCAACCATTTTATTCGTTAATGAATCAATATCGACATTATAATCATGTAATGGTACAGCCATATTTCGTTTATATAAACCCAACAATGCTTCTCTATAAGTATGAGATCTTTTATAAGGAATTGGAGTTTTTAACAAAGGTGTAACATAAGAATACTTACTAGGTAATAACAAAGCTGACCTACTATATTTAAAATCAGTAATAGGAATTTCAAAATCACCATAATTCATTTGATAAATTTCAAAACTTCTATCGATATAAGAAGTGTCAATAAAC